CTTACCCCGTAGGTACGGTGGACGGCCAAACGTCCACGGTGTGCAATCACACATTGTCAAGCAAAGTATCTCGTGCTGTTGATTGCTTGTTGCCAAGCACTCAAGCAGCGCGATACATCAGTCGCACATTCCACAGCATTGTGAATTCAACACTGCCATTCTTGAGTGTGGCGACAGTAGCACGCCAGCCCTGACTCGCGCGGACGCTTATATCCGCTTCGCCAGTTTCCAAGTTGAGCGTGACGTCCTTGACGTTGGTTAGCTCGGTTGTTGCGGATGCTCCAGGAGTGCCGTGGTATAGCTTGGCCTGCATCCCTAAACGGATGGACATAAAAATCTCCTATTTTGAAGGGTTGTTTGTGTGTGGTTTATCGAATCGAGCCTGCCCAGAACCGAGGCAGACGCGGTAAGTTTTTATTCAGTGCAGGGCCCATGAATGGCCTGGCACGGTAATTGGCTTTGCGGTAGCGGCCACCGAATTCATGAGCCATGGCCGAGGGGCCAACGTGGGCGAAACCTGGGCCGATCAGGACACGGTCGTTACCTTCGCGGGCATAGACGATGGCACGCCGCAGTTGGCCGTGTCGTGTACGGGGTGGCGAACCGGGTGGTGCATAGCGTTTACTCCGTCGAATACTTCGCCGCGCTGTTAACCGAATCGCTGCACCGGCATGGCCCAGACTCTGGAAAGTCGCCTGGTTCATTTTTTGCCGGATCAGTTTTCGGTTCAGCCCGTTAAGGGGTTTAAAGTGAACTCTGAGCATGGTGATTTACTTCGTGATGCGATACGTCAACGTCAATACCGACGTGAACACCCGTTGATTGGCCAGATGATCCGGATCGTAGATAGGAGCATTCTCCACCTTGATCCAGATCGCATACGGCATATCAGTCAACGGTTGGCGTTGCAGGTAGTCGGCGATCTGCTCAACCAATCCACTCAATTCCTTTACGGCAGTGTCGATTTGATCCTGTGGTACGGTGAGTTTTTGCTGAATACCGATGTCCACCTGACAGTCGTACTGACTGAGTTTGCGTGTGATGCTCTGAACCTGCACACCACGCGGTACAACGCTGATGGTCAACTCCCGCAGTTGCGAGAGATCATGGATCGGCAACACCATCCGCTTGGCATTGGTGACGATCTCCGATTGATTGAGTTGTGAAGTCACTGCATCAGCTAGATCAATGGCCATTTGCATCGTTACCCCCTCAGCCCCGGAAAATACTGAAAAGAATATTCACCAGACTCGTCACACCGGCACCAGCGATCAGCCACATCCAGCGGGCATGACGAATTGCATTTTGTTCCAGTCGATCCAGACGAATGTTGATGCCCGGTTCGCCGTTGCCACGGATGGCATGATCGAGTCGGTCGAGTTTGTTGTGCAATTCATCGAACTGCGAGCAACTGGAATCGCATCCTTGATGCGTTGGGTTGGTCATGTACTTGTGTCTCCAAGTAAACGAGTGTGAATTCGTAAAGTGGTGTGATATGGATCGCAGTAGCGGTAGCAACCGTCGTCACCGAAATTGGTGATTTCGTATTGCTTACTGTCCATCGTCAGGATGTCACCGGGCGTGGGTTCAAACTCTGCCGGGAAGTCGTCAGCGTTGATCAAAAAATCCCACATGCTCGATTCGATGGTCACGCCGACGACGGTGGATTTTTCGTACTTGCTGATGCCCGGCGAGGCATGGACGGTGTACGATGATTCACCTTGTGTGTAGGCGACTTCCTGCGTACACCATCCTGCCCTCACCCTGGCGAGCCACTGCATGCCTTCCTTCATGTAGTCTCTGGCCATTCTGCCTTTCTTTCCGGGGGCCGGAAGTTTAAGAGGAGAGTTTGACTCGCACGGTGGCATCGTTGTCACCGGCATTGGCCACAGCCTTGCCCATGTACTTGCCTTCGATTTCGGTGGGCGTCACGTATTTGTTGGCCGCGTCCCAGTAGAGCTTGGTACCGGTGGTGATGGCCATGCCAGGTCCACCGATCTTGGGGACATCGAAGATGCCGGTCACCGACAGGCTGCCCAACGTGTTTGCAGCAATGTCGAGTTTGGCGATGCCGACGAGGTCGCCTTGGACAACCACATCGCCTGCAGCCACGTCTGCAGCCGGGGTGTAATCGATACTGTCACCTTTGTGAACGAATGTTGCGATCATGTAAAAAATGCTCCTGTGAGAAGAAAAATATCAAAAATAGCTTGTTTTCAAGGGAAAAACTACGGATACTTCCTGTAAGGATTACGCTTCCCCCTTGAGTTTCACCGCGCCACGGTGGTCCTGTTCCCGCACGCCGAAGTCTATATACCCCCGGAATTGCACCCCGAGTGTTGAAAAATCTGCGTCGGTTTTTTCGACGGTGGGACGATCCACACCGTTGAGGAACGCCACTTCGATGGCAGACAGGCGATTGGGATCAGCCAGCAGATACCATGCTTTGTTGGACGCCCCCGTGAAGCTGGTGTTGGACAGATACACGCTGGACACCACGTCGAACTTGCCCGCATGGGGATTGGTCGACGGCTTTGGCTTGTTGGTCGTGGTGGTCTCGTTGAGTTGCAGACTCTTCATCAGCATCTCGGCTGCAACCTTCAACCCAGGCGGTACCAGCAGCAGCGACGGCATGATGCCCAGCGGTTTGCCATTGGGTTTGACCTGTTGAGCAAAGAGAATTTCCGCTGCGGTGAGTCCGTCGATGGACAGCGCGGTATCAGCCCCCTCACTGTAGTTGTTGTGATCGGCATGAAAAAACGCCTTGCCATCGGCCTGCGTGGGATTGCGCAACCACAACGCCCACACGGCTTCGGCAATCGCTTCAGCCGCACCCATACCGATCTGGCGGGGGATGTCGGTGAAGGCACCGAGGTCATCGTTGATGATCATCTGCCGGGTCAGCGCGAACATGATGCCGTGCGTGTCGGCCTTCTGCCCGAACTGCTGTTCATCAAGTTGCCCATGCTTGATTTCACCGTCGGGGCCCACCTGCTGGAACTTGAAGGAACCCGTCATGCGGTAACGTGTGTGTTCCTTAAAATCGTTGACGCTGGCGATCTTGGCAATGCGCCGCCAAGCATCTTCGACATAGTTGTAGCCCTCCAGCAACATCTTGTTGGCGATGTTGCTCAAAACACCGGGCAAGGACGCGCTGCTGAAGGCAGCCTGTAACCAGCCGGTGGCATCACGACGGAAGCGGGGAAGCTGCTGACCACAGGCCATTTCGCAGAACTCCTGCACACCGATCCCGCGCAGCTTGTCAGCGGCTTCCAGCACCGGTTCGGCATACAGCGCCTGCACCCGACTGCTGGGCAAGCCACTGGCCATGAGGGCCACTGCCTCGAACACCTGCGGGTTACCCCCCGGAAGCCTTGAACCGGCACCTTGCATCGCCACCGGTACCTGCGGGCGCGATGCACGTAGGACGTGCAGTTCGGTCTTGGTCACATCCCAACCTTCCTCGATGGCCTGCGCTTCAATGTCCGGATGCTTGCCATCACAGGTGCTTCGAATGGCCTGGATGCGACGGGTTTCCTCAGCCATCTGTTTGCGCATCTGCATCATGGGGTTTTGATCATCCGGACGCGGGGCATCCGACACATCCTGCGTTGCACGCGCGGCGATGGCGGCAGGACGCGTGGGCGACGGGTTGTCTTCCGGAGTCGGCTTCGGGTTTTCGGTGGTCGGAGGTGTGGCCGGTTTGGGATCGGTGACGATGGTCGCGGTGGACTGCTCATGGGTGGTGGTTGGGGTGTCTTGGCTTCCGGGGGTCATGTGCGATTGCTCCTTGCTGTTTGCTGCGATGCGGGCAGACGTAGACGAGTCTGCCCCGTTATCAACGAATGAGATTTCTTTGAGGGTTGCCTTGCGGACAACGTGGATCGGACCATCAAACGTGCGGCCATTGACGGTGACGTTCTGGCCATTGGGGATGAACTGGGCATCGATGACGGCGGCACCGATGCTAGCCTGCCAGGGGAATCCGTTCTGGCCACTGCGGATCACGTCCCGTGCCCAACTGGTGTCGCGGCTAACAAGGCCTTCGGCCACGAGTCTCCCGCCCCCGGAAGTTTTTTCAACAGCAACGCGCTGCGTGTGGCCGACACCCTGACGCGATTGGTGATCCAAGCGAACCGGGATGTCCTGACGGTCAATGGCCAAGCCTTCCAGGTCCACCACGACGGGATGAGGAAAGCCCTCAATCCGCATCAGGCCACCGGTGTAGGCGACCATCTTGAACTGGGGAACACCACCCCCGGAAGCAGTTTTTTCCCCCGCAGCCTCAATGGTCAGAGGGCAGATGAACGACAGTTGGTCAGGCAGTTGTTGAGTTGGCGACTGTGTCATCGTCATTAGCAGAAGGCTCCTGTGAAGGTGAAGAAGATGAAGTAGGTTGAGCAGGCTGACTCTCCGATGAAGTCAGCCCAAGTGTTTGCATGAGTCGTGTTTCCTTGGCACGTTGGCGAAGCTCGGTTTCCCAATCCTTGCCCTGGCGAGCATATTCAGCGGCCAATGTGGTGGTGTGACTGGTCAGACGTTTGGCTTGAGCATTGGCTTCCTTAGCCGGGTCGACATGCTCCGTACCATCAAAGAACCAGCCTTTGTTGAGTCGAACCGGGCGCAAGCCACGAAGGATGGAAAACTCCGGCGTTAATATGGCCTCACGTATCCATGCATTGAAGATTTGATCCAACACGATCTCAGCCAGATTCGCCTGCTCAACGCGAATGGACTTGTAATAGGTCTGATGGTCGAGTCGGCCCGAGGCATAGTTGTAGCCCGACGAATTACAGGCGGCGATGTTGTAAGGAAGGTTCAAACATCGCGCGATCTCGTTGAGAATCTCGCGCTTGAATTCGGCATACGTGGTGGCTGGTTGCTGCGAGTCGATCTGCCCCAGTCGCCAACCATCAGGCAGAACCGTGGCCATGCGCTTCTCAAGATTGACAATGTCCATGGGATCGAGCGGTTGCGCTTCACCATTGGCCGGTGAATCGGTATACAGCACCGCAGCAAAGTCAGCGGCGGTTTCGGCGGCGGCAATCACAGCCAAGGTGTAGCGTCGCAGTTGAGCAAACAACGGCAATGCCGGTGTAATCTCAGGAATACCACGATGCTGCTCAGGCCGATCTGCACGGAACCAGTGAATCACCGAACTGGCTGGCACTTCGTCATACTGTGACATCCACGTGCTGTAGTTGCCCAGGCTGCCGGGATGCTGACGCAGAATCGAGTAGAACTGCGGATTGCCAAACGAGTCGAGAATCACCCCGTCAACATCGTTGCGTGCGGGCAACATCACCGACGATGGCGACGTGATGCGGTCCGCTTCCACCAGTTGCAGGTCCATGGCAACAGGTGAATCCACGCTGGGATTGAAGGAGAGAATGCCAAACGCTTCACCGTCGGTACTCTTGGCCATGCGCATGGTGCGTAACTTGGATGCCAGGCTGACCGCTTTGCTCCACTGAGCAAAGGCATCTTCAATCTGTCGGTTAAGATTGTCGTTGGAAGTAAGCAGTTGCAGTCGCGGGCCGGTTCCGATGCAATCGTTGGCCAGCGTTAACACAATGCCCTTGGCATAACTGTTGTTGGCCACTTCGTACCGAGCACGTTCCCGCAGCTTTTTACGGATGTCTGCTGACGCAGCGCAATCTGCTGACATCGCGTCAGCCATAGCCCAATGACGGGCATTCTCTGCCGTGGTCTGCGCGGCGTCGTAACGCGCCCGCACCACGTTGGCCACCGGCAAACTGCGTGTCGGCTGCTTGGGTTGGGATTGTTTCCGGAAAAACTTCCGGGGCTTCCGGGGGTTGAGGAATTGCATTAAACCGTGCCTCCGGGATTGATCTTGAAAATCTTCACGCCCAGCCCCTTGGACTGAGCAGCTTTCTTGGATGCCAGGTAACGGTCCACGGCGATCTGGTCCTTCAGTGAATGCTGTTTAACGTGCTGGCCATCGACCGACACCTCAGCAGGTGCGGTCGCGTTTTCTTCGATGTTGTTTTCAAGTGAGTCTGTCATTGTTCTGCGACTTCGATGCTGTCATTCGCATCGCCTCCATAACAGTTATTTGCCGCAGAGCGTTATTTTTGGACAGTCCTTACAGGAGAAAATGAAGTTCGTTCCAATACTGGAACAATTTAATTTTCGATACGTTCACGGGTGAGAATTTCGTGATTGCAATGCCTGCAAATCCTTTTGCGCAAGATGTAATTGATCTTGGCGCGGGTGTAATAAGCCCGTAAATCACGACAGCCACACTTGGGGCAGGATAGACCGGTTTGGCGTTCGTTAGTTTTAACGACATCGTTCATCATCGTCCCCTTTGTATTTCTGAAAGTTTCATGCGCGGGCGGGATTGGGTGGTACGCGATTCAAGACCTGGTAGTGAGACGCCTTGAATCGATGCAGCTACTGCACAGCCTACCAGGCAGTCAAGCCAATGGTTGTCAGGGCGCGTGGCACGGAGTTTCCACTCATCAACGGTACGACCTTGGGCTTGAGATTTAACGCGGTATTCTGCAGTGAGGTGGTCAGCGATGAGACGATGCGATTTGTCATCGTGGCCGAACAGAGATAAGCAACCGGGATCACCCATCGATACTGATAGACGTGCATGCACAAAGGTCTTCCAGTAATTAGTATCAATCAAGGCATGACGCACCTGGCGCTTGCCTACGGTGTTAGGGATGCGCCAATGTAGACCGACGCGATCTCCACGTTTGCGTTTGTATTCACTAAAGGGGATGCTCGATGCGCCGACGTACCGGCCATGACTGGGCAAGAGCAAGCCTGCATGTTGGCTTTGCCGACAGAACTGATACACCACGTCAGTGGACTGTCCCCAGTTGGCATCAATCAAACATCGGTCAATGCGCATCTCCGCACCATCATCACGTCGGTAGGGGAGTGACAGCTTTTCGGCAGTTAGTTTGTCCAACCCGGCATAGATTTGCCCCTCAAGTCCAGCACCCGGTGCAGCACGGCTGATCGTGGATCGAATGTCACGCAGTGTGTAATAAGCGCGTTTCTGCTCTGGCCATGTGCCATAATCGATGATGTAGCCGGTAAAATTTTCCTCCCAGCCGCAGAGCATCCAGAACAGAACCTTTTGCTGTACGTCGATGAACATCGTTAGGTGGTTGCACGCTTGGGGGATCACATTCCGAAGGTGGCCATTGGTTTTGGCGGCAATGGCATCGGCGGTCAGCATCTCCTCGCCTACGGCTTCGATGATGGGTTCGTTTTGATATTCCGCAAAGAACGCTGCTTCGTCACGCAGACGTAAGTTCATCGCATGCTGCAAGGCTGACAGTTCATCTTCGTTATACCGTTGCGGCCAAGCGACAGTGCTGCCTGCGTCCATGACTTCACGATTGCTTCGGTAAAACTCCGTCGCCTGCGATCCATCGCCATCGTTCCTCAAACTGTCGGCACGAATCTCGGCATACTTAGCCCAGAGCTTCTCTGCATTGACGTCCGGGAACGCGTAGACCATCTTCGTCCGCTCACCTTGCCATTCCGGATGTTTGTCCCGGTCAAGAATGTTGTCGGCCATGTCACCTGGCCGGATCACCGTGCAGGCCATGAGCCCTGCGATCTTCTTGCCCGGCCCGGCCATACCCAATACGTCACCTGCCAGGATCGCTTCACGTCGTTGTGATTGTGATGGCGACCATGCGGACTCGGTCGTCTGTGGGTCGTCGACCAACACCAGTTGCGGGCGCACGACCTGCCCATCGGCGCGGGCATAGTTTTGGCCACGGATGTCGCTGCCCTTCATGCCGCTACTTGAGATGACGATACCCGACGACAGACTACCTTCAATCACCGGCAATACCACACGATCCGACGACCAGTCGATGCGCGTTGGTTCGCCCTGGTACTTCTGTCCCTTCTGTCGATTGGTGATCCGTTCCAGACAGCGGATTGGATACGTCACTTCCGGAAAATCCTCATGCAGCAGCGGATTCGTCTCAAGCCAGATTTTGATATTTTCCAACAGATCCCGGGCACGTTCGGCACTGGCAGCAACCAAGCAGATAAAGGGGGACGCACCGATCAGAGCCGCCCATAACACAGCTGTTTGGCACAGGACTGTGTTGTGCGTGGGTACCATTTTGCGCCCGGCCAAGTACAGATGCGACGGTGAGTCCACCTGGATACATCGAACCGGGACCGACTCGGTTGGCGTGATCGACACGATATATCGCTCGGCAGTCAAGGCTTTCAGATCAAACTGAAGATTCTCATCGCAACCTTGCAACGGATTGACGCGCGGCACGCGATAACGTTTATTGGATATGTGCACCCGATTGGCCATGTATTCGGTGGTAAGTGTCAGTGGATTTTTTCGACTGTACCGATCATTCACCGTCCACAAATGTTCGGCATCGCAGATAATTTCCTCACCATCGCTGAACCTGACGCGATAACACGGATGATTATGCATCACCTCGGTGGCATGGGTCACACGGCACATCCGGCCACGCTCGTCGAACAAGGTGTCACCGACTTTGACATCACTCATCGTTGTCCAGCCACTAGGTGTAGCCAACGGTGTATCTAGTGCCAGGGCTTTGCCTGATCCGCGAGGCATGGCCATGGCAAACAGGCCACCGGTACGCACGGCCTTTTCGATTTTCTCAATTACACGAAGGTGGTCGTCGGACCACTGTAAATAAAATACTTCAGCAAAATACGTCTCACAAAACGCCCGGAACCCCCCGGATATTGCCATACACCGAGCCTTACGATCTGGATCGACGACATCTGGAATTTCGCCGATGTCTTGGGCTGATCGTACGGCTTCCGCTGCCCGTTCGGCCTTGCGTGCTTTTTGCTCTTCGTAACTCAACGGGCCGGACTTGGGCTTGGCATATTCCAACGTCAACCAGGCCGCATACCGAAACAGATCCACTGTCTGTGGGTTGGATGGATCGCTGATGCTGTAACCGGCGCGATTGCGATGACGACGCAGTTGGAATTCCGTCAACGTGTCTACGTTGGGCAGATCAACCGCATTAACAATCCGCAACAGATCAGCAGGCCTAAGCTGACGCGGGTTGAATGCTTTCTTACTCATCAATTGCCTCCATCTCCGGCCGAGCCAGGAACGCGACGTAGTCGATCAGGCTGAATGTGTCATCGGCGCGGAGCAACTGGCCATCGTCGACCACCTGCTGAATCTGCTCTTCATCAATCCGGCGGTTAAACGCCTTGGACAGAATCTGCGCAGCCTGCGGCACCGTTATTGCCGTGATTCTCAATGTTTTTGGACGATCTGTAGCTTGTGTCATCAGAATTAAAAAAAGCCTTAAAAATAAGGGTAAAAGGGACGTCAATCGACTGGATTAATGCATGAAATCATTGCTTAATGTGTCTGTCACGCGAGCATGAAAGGAACCAACGCAATGGCCAAGAAAACCACCAAACGTAAACAGGCATACAAAGACGCAACGGTCAACGAGATCGCTCAACGCATCCTTGGCATTGAGACCTTGGAAACGCGCAAGCGTGATTCACTCGACTTTCATGACTGCGCCGTATGGAGCATCAAAGAAGCGTTGGAAGCCGCCTTTGAGGCAGGGCGTAAGGCAAACCAGTAACCCCTCGCATAGGAGAAACAAACACATGCGAATCACACGAATTGAATTGGCCGGACGAACAGGCATCTTCGCCATCATCAAACGTCCACACGAAGCCAAGCAGATCGAGGTTGAAATTCTGCAACCCAACAAAGAAGGCACCCATTGGGTGAAAGCCGACGACGAAGACGAACTCTTTGCAATGGCAGTATTCCTGCAGGAACTGCTCGACGGTTACCAAGGCACGATGCAAGAGGCTGCCTGTTACTGCAACCCACTGCTGTGTATGAGCGACATCGGAATCTGAGGAATCAACATGACCAGCAAACATAAAAAACAAACCGCAGCCGAAGCCTACGCTCAACATCGCAAAGACATCACAAGCCTCCTGCTTTGGCTTGAACTCGAACTGGAAAAACACCGAGTCAACGCCAAAGGCCAGCCAGGAAACTTCGGGATGGCAGGCGATCTTGAGTGCTTCAAAAGACAACTGATAGAGGCACTCGCATCGCTCTCCCGTAGCGAACAACATGAAATCGAAGCATTGCTCAGCGAAAGTCGCTGAGCATTTTTGTTTACCCATTACCACAAGGACAAACCCATTATGAAACAAGAAGACATCCAAATCGGCGAAACGTATCTGGTCAAAGTCGCAGGCAACCTCGTGCCGGTGCAGATCACCGAAACCCATCCCTCTGGCACCGGCTGGCTGGGCAAGACGATCAAGACGGGCAAGCAGATCACAATTCGATCCGTCCAACGGATTCACAAAAAGGCCAGCGAAGACAAACAGGTGGGCAACACGGCTAACCCCAAGGCCAAGCAAAGCAAGACGACAACAGATACCAAGGCCACTCTGAAACGCGACACGTCCAACCCCCGAAAGAGTGACGCCACGGGGGAGGAGCAGGACACCAAGTCTATGAGTCTGATCGACGCGGCAGCCCATATCCTGGCCCAAAACAATCAGGAACCATTGCGATGCAAGGACATCGTTGAACAAGCCATTGAGAAAAAGCTTTGGCAACCAGGCAAGGGACTGACCCCAGCCAACACACTTCATGCTGCCATCACCCGGGAGATCAAAACCAAGGGCAAGGACAGCCGATTCGCCAAAGCCGAACGTGGCCAATACACAGCAAACAAGAAGGGGGCTTGACCCGTGCCACGCAGCAAACGGCAACGTGACGTGACCTTCTGCGTGCAGAACGATCACCTGGAGATGCGTGTCACCTTCGCTCATCAACCGGACCGCAACTACGTCCACCGATGCACGCGCGACATCTTCCGCGAGGTGGCTTACGCCATCGAAGACCATGCCGCAGGCGGCACCACACTTGAGCAAATCGTCCATGTCATCGATGCGCCTTACACACAAGTCAACGTGGCACTGACATTCATGAAGGAGCGAGGATGCGTCGAAACCCACCACCGCCGAACCTTCCCGACTTCGGACATCGTGTATGAAGATGCCATGATTGAATTCATGCATTTGGCTCAATGCGCAGAAAATCACTGACTGCATATCAACACCACTTTCTAGCCCCGACATCCGTCGGGGTTTTTTCGTGAACTTTTTGTAAATCGATATTGGAGGTTGGCAACAGGTCGATATAATGAGTAGATCATCAATGGAGTATTGATGCGTTTGTTCGCTGATTGGGTTGTCAGGCTTTTGAGTCGGGCGACTGTTTGGCGGCAATTCGTTTGGCTTTCTTGCCGCTAAACTCCTCCCACCGTTTGACAATGACATCTGCGTATAACGGATCGATTTCCATCAGGAAGGCGTGACGTCCGGTCTGCTCACAACCCATGAGAGTAGAACCGCTGCCACCGAACAGATCCAGGACGTTGTCGCCAGGTTTGGACGAATATTGGATGCAGCGAACAGCTAATTCGACGGGTTTTTCCGTCAAATGCACCATGGCCTGTGGGTTCACCTTCTTTACATGCCACAAGTCTGTAGCATTGTTAGGACCATAGAAGTGATGGCCCGCGCCCTCCTTCCAAGCATAAAAGCAAATCTCAAATGCTCCCATAAAGTCTTTGCGCGTAAGGACTGGATGCTGTTTATCCCAGATGACGCACTGGCTGAAGTAGAGTCCTGCAGCCTTGATCGGTGCTGGATAGTTGGCCAGGTTGGCATAGCCTCCCCAGATGTACGCCGAAGACCCGGGCTTCATCACACGCGACGCATTGGAGAACCAGGCAAGTAGCATTCTGTCGAAGTCTTCGTCACTCACAAAATCGTTGGCCAGCGGACGATCTTTGGCCCGTATTTTTTGCTTGGCTTTTTTGCCGTCGGTGGCACCACGCGCTTTGTCAAAACTCTGGTGATGGAGTTGGGCTTTCTTGTCACCAAACGAGCTGAGGCCAGCCGCGATGGCCGTGTTGCTGCGCGGTTCGACTCTCACATTATACGGCGGGTCACAGGCAAGAAGATCAATGGTTGCGCCATCCAAAAGGCGATCCAAATCTTCCTCCGAACTGCTGTCGCCACACATGAGGCGGTGGTTGCCTAACACCCAGATATCACCCTTTTGCGTGGTTGCTTCATCGGGCGGTTCGGGGATGGAATCGGGATCAGTCAAGCCTTCCGATACACCCTGCGCTTCACTGATGAGCTTGCCCAGTTCCTCCTCGTCGAAGGCCAAAATGTCCATGTCGAACCCACCCTCGCGCAGTTCGTTGAGTTCGATGGGCAGGATCGACAAGTCCCATTCAGCCAATTCGCCGGTTCGATTGTCAGCCAGGCGATACGCGCGAACCTGATCGGGCGACAGATCAGTAGCCACATGCACCGGCACTTTGGCAAGGCCGAGTTTTGTTGCTGCCTTCCAGCGCGTGTGGCCAGCGATAATCACGCCGTCCTCGTCCACGACGATGGGCTGCCGGAAGCCAAACTCCGACAGTGAACCTGCCACAGCGTCCACCGCCTTATCATTCAAACGTGGGTTGCGTTCGTAGGGCTTGACGTCTTCGATCTTGCGAAGTTCGACCTTGAAATTGGAAGTGACGATATCCTGAGTGGTGGTCATAAAAGTCCTTAAAAATAGTGTTTTTTGCTTAAAAATTTTGCGGCGCGTTTTTCGGCAAGTCTGTCTAATAACGTGGCTGGTTCCCGCGACATCACAAAGGTGGTTGCCGGGAAGGAACCATGCCTGATCGGCCCACGTTGGCCCCTGTGGCCTCCTCTGTCGATGGTCGATACCCGCTGCCCTTAGGCCGCGTACGCGACACAGGCGAACCTGTGGCCAATAGTGATGTACGGTTGCTCATCCAGTAGAGCGGCGATTTTCTTGGCAGAGTCTGCGAGTTTGTCCAGTTCGTCTGCTGCACAGGGGAATTGCTTGGCTATCCATGACGAAGGGGCGAAGATGGCACTCTGATAGGTCAGTATTGGGACGTGATCCAGAACCACGTGCCGACAGAGTTGGGCTTCGTCACCGCAGGTTTTGATGGGTACGTAGAAGGCATTGTGCTCATCTAGGATCGTGGTGTGGAGTCGATTGCGGGTGTTGCTGAAGATGTAAAACTTTTTCATTCGAGATTCCTTTCCGAGGATGGGTTGGTTGATGAATTCGTGATTCAGTTTTTTTAAAGCAGGGTGTGTACGTTTGAGCTGATCCCCCTTGCCTTACGGGGTATGGGGGCGGTTTCAAAACGCCCCATACCCCCGTAAGGGGGGTAGAAGTGTGAGAGTTCCGCCCCATAATGCCGGTCGAATATTTTTTTTAAGTTGTTTATTATCAATACTTGTAAATTTAAGAACGACCGGAACCAGGTCACTTTTTTCCGCGCGCCGGACAAAGCGCCGGAGAAAATGAAGGTGTCGTTTGTAAATGTGATATTTTTCATGACTTAAAACTTTCAAAACCGGAACTGGAACCGGAACTGGCCAAAATCGGCACTTTTCTGAGTGCCGGTCGTAAGTCCTTATTTTTCATTTCGGATTTGACGCAGATATCGCTCTGAAACACCCGCCTTTTCGGCGATTTCCAGCAAAGGTGCGTCGGGGTTGTGGGCCATGACAGCGGCGACTAACTGGGCCTTGTCACCGCTGTGTTTGCCACGACACTTGACGTATTTGTACGGCGCACCGACACGGATTCTGGCTGCCAACTTGCGGTCCAGAGCCAGGTCGAGCATCTCGTCGGTCTTACGCTCTGACAGCTTCAACTGTTGGGCAGCTTCGTAGTGGATGGACTGCTTGGTGCATGGATCGTTGATGCCAATGCACTGATCAACGAATTGTTCGAGAGTGATCTCGCAGAGCTTGGGCTGAGTCTGTGACTTGGGTTTGGCAGAGCCAAGTAGGGCAGACGTATCCACTTCCTCGGTGGGCACGAACAATGGCCACTCGAGACGCAGCGCCTTAGGCGGCATGGCGGGCCAGCTGCGTACCGCGGCCTCCAGCACGACAATGTCATCTTCTTCATGAGGCCGGATCACCAGATGTGTATCAGCTGCGCGGGACTGACTACCCGCGCCTGCGCCGACATCGGTGACAGCTTTGCCCGACTGGTTGCCCTTGCTTGTGTGATGGATCATCGCAAAGGCGCATTGCAGCTTGGCTGCATAGTGATCGATTCGGTTGTACAGACTAGCGATTGCCCCGTTGTCGTTTTCGTCGGTGTCCTGCGGCAGGGCACGGTAGAACGCATCGATAATGATGAGTTTGTATTGGCCAGGATCAATCCTGTCGAACATGGAGCCCATCGCCACCAGGTCTTTGAGTTTTCCTCGATGGCAGACAATGTCGATGTTGTCGCTGAACAGGTGGTGTGGCAGGTTCATCGCCTTGGTGATCTTCAGGTAACGATCCGTGATGGTTGGGACATGCAGTTCGTTGTCGATGTGCAGGACTTGGCCTTGCTCGACGTTCATGCCGAACCAGTCCATGCCGGTAGCGATTGAGATGGCCAGACCGGACACCAACAGACTCTTGCCCATCTTCGGGCTGGCAATGATGTTCATGGTTTCACCTTCACGGAGCAGGCCATGAACGATGGGTTTATGCAGACCATTGAAGGTTGTGATTAAATCTTTGAGCCGAACGATGGGCATCTTGTCATCAGATGTTGACTCTGTGTTTTTAATGTTGACACACTGGTTGAGGATGCCTGTGAGATCGACATCGTTGTTCGATGCAGTATCGTCACTGCCATAACCAAGCTCGCTAAGCGCCCGGGCCGCAGCAGCAAAATCACCACCATGCTCCAAGAGCGTGTAGACATGGAATGGTGCGTAGTATTTTTGTGCTTCAAACGGATGTGCATTGGTTGAGAAGACGGAGAACACACCGTTTTTCAGCGTCGCCGAATGATTGACAGATTTACCGGGCCGACGCCAACGCTCGTTTTCACCGGGTTGATCCAACACCCAATCGTGCTTCAGCAACCATTCACGCACATCACCACGCTTGTTGAAATCATCACCAGGCCGGTCGGTTCGCCATGGTGTATCGTGCGAATGGTCCGATGCACAATGGCCATTGTGCGAAGACAATTCGCACATGTCTGAATTGTTCGCCGATGTGCGACTGATATTTGCACCTGTGGTAGCTGCTTCGGACACATACTCGTTGAGCTGCCAAGCTGCTTCCAGCAGTACGTCACGCTCAGACTCCGTGAGAATAGGCAGGTCGGCGATATCACCTTGTGTCAATTCATAGTCCGGCGTTGGAGCACACAAGAAGAGGCCACCTTCACCACGGGTTTCAATGAGGGTTTGAACTGTGTCGTCGGTTTTACGCTGGGCCAGTTTGAGATTGCCGCTGACGGGTACGTTGCACTGATAGATCACATGGCTGCCTCCGGAAGGTGTCGATTCGATCACCAAGCGATTGCGGACATCGGCGGGAATCGCCTTCAACCATGCAGGCAGCAATTCACCACCACCATCAAAGTCGATGATCTCCAGGTTGCCCGACACCTTGCCGCAGATGATGCACAGCCCGTCGTTCCATTGCCATGCGGACAATTCGGCGAGCGAAGGGATGCGCTGCTGGAACTGCTTCCACTTGCCAATGGCCGGACGTTTTTCCGCACGGATTGCAGGCAAAACACACAGTCCTGCTTCCAGGTATTCTTGAGCCACCTTGTTTAATTGTCCATCAGTCAGTTGCACGGTAATTCCTGTTTACGAAGCCGGGCTGGATTCATTAAGGCCCAATCTTTCCAGCCAATGATCTGTTTTCGCAAAATCTCAAGGTCGGCTGGTTCAGGTGGTGATATCTTTCCGTTCCAGACGAAGCGTAGACTTTCAACCGTCATCAACTCCGCATTGCCTTCAATGATCAACACACTGGCGGGCCCCAATCTGGTCATCTGCTTAAACAAAATCTCCTGACCTTTGCAGATGCCTTGGTGTTCTTTCCATTCGAGGAACAGCAGGTTGCCGCAGATTTCCGTGACGGCATCGATGTCACTGAAGGCGATTCGCCCCGGCAAGCAGTCGGCAAACATTTCGATCTTGGGGCGCTTCTTGAGATTGAAACATCCTTGCCGATCACAATTCCAGAGCATGGGGTTGAAGCCGTTACCTGGCGACATAGAACACATCCCCCAAGTCTTCGAACGCTTTGGTGAATCCATCGATGTTGTTGCCGATGTACAACACCGCCTGCCCTTGTAACGGTGCGGAAGTTTTATCCGGATGCCAGAAGCGGACCCGCCCCAAGGGGAAACACACTGCCGATGCAACGGACACTAATGCATGAAACCAGCGAGTTTCCGTGGCATTGTTCACCAGGACGATGGATTGTTTGACGTTGCCGGACTTAAATTCCTCAACGAGTTTGTCACAGAATTGCTGGATCAATGGTTGAGCATACGGCGGGTTCATGAATACCTGGCCTTGCCAATTCTGTTGTAGGCCATCATCGTCAGCAGTGAAGATTCGTGTCGCGCCGACAACCTTGTTGGCTGCTACGCTAGATGCCGGATCAAGATCAATGCCGCCCATGACATGGGTCGCACGCTCGATGTACTGCGCTGGGGTGTACCATTCGTTATCACCAGAGTTGTTGACGACATGGGGCTTGGTCACGGACTCACGTGCCTGCTCGATTTGCGATGGTGTGGGATGTTCAGGCAGGGAACGTGCTGCTTTTACAACCTCTTGTTTGGTCGGTTTGATTTTGCCACCTGTGATTTCACGCTGGAGATCAAGTCGATCCACTGCATCAGCGAATTGGCCATCACGTTTGATCGTGGCTCGTGAAACACCGTGTTCTTCTGCCAATTTTTGGGCAGATTTCAAAGGCTCATTTTGAGCCTTTGAAATTTCGCTACGTCGGTCACCACCACGCGATAATTTCACACGGTTGTATCGCCTTCCACGCAACAGACTCATCTGCTCAGGTGAGAGATTGCGTCGGCCAAGTTGATGCTTGTCGATCCAATCGGATGCTGCAGCACGATCTGGAAGACTGACCGTATGCAATTCATAATCGATGCCATACCGATCACAGATGGACTTACGATTATGACCATCAAGCAGAATGCATTGCTCAGCCCATACGATCAACGGATCGATGCAACCGTCGCGCAAGAGATTCTCTTCCAAGCCAGTGAGTTCTTCCTCTGTTAATGGAGGAATCAGGCTTTGGAATTCATCGTCTATGGTGACACTCAAGGACGCATCGATGATTGCTGGATTGTTTTCAAGAGATGTAGTATTCATAAGCATAACTTTCAAAAAGGGATTTCGTCGTCAGACCATTCGGTCCACGGTTGATCGGGTGATACCGTGCTGGCTACCGGTTCACGTTCGTCACTGCCATCGATTCGTGGTGGAATTGACCCCAATTCGTAATTGGTAATGCGGTCGAATTTTTCACCGGTGACGGAACGCACAGTGATAGATAGCGGTTGGGCCAGGGCACCGTTTTCAGCTAACTCGACTGCCTGTTCCACGGTGTCGGGCATTTGTTCATTGGAGCGGGCCTGCCACCATGTATGGGCTTTTTGCCAGGCGTAGCTGCCCTTGGGATGCGCGACACATATCCATTCACTGTGGTATTCGTTGAATCCGCATCGGTAATCGACGCGCAGTGTCTTGGGGTGTTCGGGTGGCGCACCGCGTTTGGTGTGGATGCTGTAATAAACTGAACTGACGTCGTAATCGGTTTCAGTCACTTCACCGGATAACACACCTGCAGTCGAAGCACTACCGTCATGTTTATCTCGCTCAGGTGGCGGGAATTCATGACTACAGTCCGGGCAGATGCTGTAGGACGCATGAATCAAAGCCTGGCAGTTGGGACATTCCTTGGCAGGTGCTTCGTTATTGCCTTTGCGATCTGACTTGTCCTTAATCTGTAAGGCATCGACAGGGCCGTGGCGCAGGATATTGCCACCGAAGTCCAACACCAGGCAGTTGGATTTGTTTGGGTGCAACCTGAATCCGCGACCTAACATTTGGTAATAAAGTCCCGGTGAATTGGTCGGACGCAGCAATGCAACGCAATCAATGTTGGGGGCGTCAAACCCTGTCGTCAGCACACTGACGTTGACCAGATACTTGAGATTACCATCCTTGAACCTGCGGAGAATGTCATCGCGGAAGATGCTCGAACTGTCGCCACAGACGAATCCACACTCGTGGCCCATGTCAGCCAGAACGCGCTGCACGTGTTGGGCATGCTGTACGCTGGCCGCAAAGATCAATACCGAATTGCGGTCGCGCGTCTGCTCAACGATCTCCCGACAGGCCGAGTGAACCAAGGCGTCGTCATCCATCAACGCTTCGACTTCACCTGCGATAAATTCGCCAGCCCGTATGTGCAATCCTGATGTGTCAGCCTTGCGGCGGCCAGCCTTGGTTTTGAGCGGACACAAGTATCCTTGAGCAATCAATTCACGCACACCCACTTCATAACAGATGTGATTGAGTAGGTGGTCTGACCCGCAGATGGTTCCGCTGGTCATGCGGTACGGTGTGGCGGTCAACCCGATCAATCTGACATTGGGATTGATCGCCTTGGCATCCTGCAAGAACTGCTGATACATGCCCTCGCCATTGGGCGGGAGCATGTGCGCTTCATCGATCAGAATCAGATCGAACGAATCCAACTCAGCAGCCTTACGATAGACAGACTGAATGCCTGCCACGATGATGGCATGATCGGTGTCTCGGCTTTTCAAGCCAGCGGAATAACATCCGATTTGATGCCATAAGTCGGGGGCCATTGCATGAAGTTTGTCGACCGCCTGCTCGATCAATTCCTTGACATGGGCAAGGATGAGCACACGACCATCCCACTGTGTGACCGCATCACGGCAGATCGTCGCCATCAGGGGCGTCTTACCCCCAGCAGTCGGGATGACAACACAAGGGTTGTCATCCCGACAGCGCAGATGCTCATACACGGCATTGACCGCATCGGCCTGGTACGGACGCAGTTGAATCACAGGTTGTTGTTCACAAGCCTGTATCAATCGATCACCTCCTCGGGCAATGGGTACTGCTCGACGGAGGCTGGATAAATGCGACTGGGATTTTCACCCTTAAGCCAGGCAGCCAATACGCGTTCGACCTTGCCATAGCGTTGAGCACGTAGGCAATACGATGTGCCGCGACTGGTGATCAGGTATTGCCGCAGTTGAACGATGACGCTTTCATGGTTTGATGTCACGATGCCGGTGGCCAATTTGCGACAAAAATCCCTGAGCATGGCATGGTCCACCGAATAGGTTGCCCGCGCAATGACTGACCGTGTGGTGGCAGTGCATAGACCGCGAGCAAATGCAACGATGGGCAAGTGCTCCATGGCAAATTCAATCGCGTCATGATGAATACGCAACAGTTCAGAAGTTTCAGATGGAGACAGACTCGGCGGATTACCAAAACCACCGAGCATGCTGCGGAGAATGGCCAGGTGGTGATTGTTCACATCACCGTTTTCACCTGCGATATTAAGAATGTCTGCCATCGATCGCGTCTTGCCACAATCGACGGCCATCATCACTTCCGGGGAGACATTGCGCCAGACGTACATATCCACGGTTGTGCCGGACATGGTGATCGCCCACAGACGATGCTGGCCATCAAGCAAGGTGCCATTGGGATCAAAGGCAATGCCCACGTGTGTCAGTCGCCACTTACCATCGGTCATGTCACGTGCCAGGCGATGGACATGTTTTTCGGATACTTTGCGATTGTTGGTGTTGGTGGTTTCGAGCCAGCGTAGTGCCATATCAGGTGTCACGTTGATGCGTTCGACGGTGGGGACGTTCTTGATCGTTTGGGGTTGTTGGGTGGTGATCATGCAGAACCTTCTTTCTGTTCCTGGAGATATTGGTTTAAGGATGCGAGTAGTTGATGGGCATAATCCGCACCCATCGCCGAGACGATCGCGCGGGCACCATAGGTTGGATCATGCGGGAGATTGAGATTGGTTTGCGCTAATGCGGGGCGTGACTGACGGATGGGATGAAGTGCGTTGGAACTACGGGCACGGGGCTTGCGGTTGATATTGCCCGTTTTCATTCGAGCGACTGTGCCATGCTTTGTCTTGTAGTTACGAGACTGAGGAGTTGATTCCTCACTGATACAATGTATCAGTGAGGTTCGGTGCCGGGTGACTGTTGGTTGTGACACTTGACACTGCTTTGCGATTTCTCGATCCGAATATTGAGACCATTCTTCATCTTCCAACATTGTCAGTACAGCCTTGAGTTTGTCGGCATTGGTTCGACGTAACCCATGGGTGGCATTGGCACCAACTGAATACAGGATGGCATCACGTTGTGTGCCCTGACGAATGTCGGCAAAGACATATTCGCAATCGATCTTTTTGTTGGCCCAATAGCGATGAAAGCCATCAGCCAACCAGTAATTCACGCCGTCATAAAAAACGGTCACCGGTGGTAGGTTGAATCCCGAACCGTAGAGTTCGGAATAGTCGGCCACCACTTGCTCATCGATGGCGACACGTGGTTGGGTACCGCCATCAATGCGAATCTGTTCGAGTTTGAGTGTTTGAGTTTCAGTTGTCATTGATCGCATCACTTTCAAGGCTGGATATTGAGCTGCCACATAGCGGGCAACGATGAAGTGGGTACTCATGGATTCGCACGACGAGTTGGCCACCGGTGATGGGCAATCTGCGTTGTGAAATAAGCAAATCGATCTGCGAATCGTCACAGTAAATTCCAGCATGTTGCATCGAGTCCAGAGCAGCTTTCTGAATGTTGTCCAGATCGCGTCGGC